CATCGTTCAACGCTCTGTTCGGTGGCGCGCCAAAATGGAAAAACGACTGTGATCATGGCGCTAATTCTCGCTTGGTTAGTCGAGATGCCAAAGATACGTGGCACTAAACAAACTGTCGTATCTGGCGCTCACAGACTTGATCTTGCGTGTTTGTTGTTTGATGATTTGGCACCAATCCTTGAGGAGTATTACGGGGCAAAGATTGTGAAGTCTTACGGCCGCTACCAGGCCACCATGCCAGACGGCAGCAAGTGGTGGGTCAAAGCATTAAAGCCAAACCAAGGTCACGGTATGTCAATTGACCTAGTCGTGGTGGACGAGTTGTTTGACGTCAACCCCGATTCCGTGGAGGGGGGTCTCTTGCCGGCACAGCGCGCACGAAAAAATCCGTTGGCATGCTTCTTCTCAACTGCTGGCACGGAAGAATCTGTGCTGTTTCAGCGTTGGCGTGAGGCAGGCATTCGAGCCATTGACAAAGGTGAACCGTCCACGATGTACATGGCGGAATGGTCGCCTGACCCAAGCCTTGACCCTTTGCATCCTGCATCATGGGCGTGGGGTAATCCTGCGCTCGGTCACACATTGGACATGGACACAATTAGGCAAGAGTCAACCAACCCCGATCGTGCGTCGTTTCTGCGCGCATCCCTCAACCTTTGGGTGTCGGTCGTGCGCGGTTGGATTGAGCCAGGGCGTTGGCCGTCCTTGGAATACCACGGCGAGATACCTAGCGGTGGGGTCGTGGCAATTGAGTCTTCGCTGGATGACTCCCGATACAGCGCGACCAGATGCGTCAACCTGTCAGACGGTCGGGTGCTTGTCACCGTTGCGTTCATTGCAGAGTCGATAACAGAGCTGTGGGAGAACGTGCAAGAACTTGCCAAAGACCCAACGATCAGGTTTGCCTTGTCGCCGACCGTGGATGCCACTTGCCCACCGAACATCGAGCGCCGCCGAGTCGTTGTTGGTTATGCCGAATTAGGACGCTTTACACCGCTTGCTAAGAACATGATTGCCGAGGCACGGCTACTTCACACAGGCGAAAAACTGTTAGCCGAACATGTCCAGCGCGCTGTTGCTGTCCGCACCGATAACACGATTGTGCTGTCTAGCAAGCGATCACCTGGCCCAATTGAGTTAGCGCGAACAATGGTCTGGGGAATTGGGATGTGTGCGCGTCCAGTTACCTCGGGTAAACCCATGCTGGTGGCCGTTAACCAGTAACATTCTCGTCGGCGACCGCACGTTCTTGCCTTTTGTCGGAATCGGATAAGTCTCGTGCGGTTGCCACTTATATGGCAAAGTAGGAACATGGGATTATTTGATCGCAAAATAAACAAGGCAGCAATTAGCCCTGCGCCAGTAAAAGCGGCTGCAGCTGGTGGCTTCGCACCTGGTTACTCGTCGTCAAATGTCGGCGTCAACATGATCGGCCAGTACTACACCTATCGAGAGGGTGAATTGAGGGCGGCGGCTGTAAGCATCCCCGCCTTGTCAAGGAGCCGCGACTTGCTGGCATCAGTAATTGGTTGCATGCCATTGCGAATGTACAACGAAGTTTGGAACGCAGACGAAGAAGAAATGGAGCGCAAATATATTGCGCCACGCAGTTGGTTGCGTCGCCCAGACCCAACCGTTAATTACAACTTTTTGATGTCATGGACATTTGACGATCTTTACTTTTTTGGTCGCGCATTTTGGTACATCACGTCGCGCACAGCTGACGGATACCCGGCATCGTTTACTCGACTGCCTGCAGGCTCGGTTACAACTACCGATCAGGCTGGCCCAGTTTGGTTTGCCCCGTCTTCACAGGTTTATTTCCAAGGTGGCGAAATTGACCCTGCAAACCTTGTGCAATTCTTGTCGCCAACTCAAGGATTGGTTTACTCATCGCAGGCTGCTATTGAAACCGCGCTAAAGATTCAAGAAGCGCGCAATCGCAACGCATCATCAAGCATTCCTGCTGGCGTTCTCAAGCAAACTGGTGGCGAACCGCTTAGCGCGCAAGAACTTGCTGATCTTGCTGCAGCGTTTAACGCCGCGCGCGCAACTAATCAGACTGCAGCGCTTAACGAATACTTGTCTTACGAGCCAACCACAATGTCACCAGACAAGATGTTGTTGATTGAATCTGCTAACTACAGCGCGTTGGAAACTGGTGGCCGTGTCGGAAACGTACCGCCGTATTTGCTTGGAATATCTACGGGGTCGTACGCATATACTTCATCACAAAATGCACGTATGGACTTGATGTTTTTTGGGGTCAAAATGTACGCAGACGCAATTGCAGAAACATTGTCAATGAACAACGTGTTGCCAAACGGCACCTTTGTTGCATTCGATTATGAATCGTACTTGGAGGAGAATTACCTCGCCGACACGATGGAAAATACGGAAACAGTTATAGAAGAAAATACACAAGAGGAGATCGCATCATGATCAAATTAATTGCAGGAGATTTCACGCTTGACGCTGCCAAAGGCGACGCACCACGACGCACGATCAGCGGAACCGCCGTTCCCTACAACGTGCCGGCAACGGTTTCGGATGGCACAGCTGTTATTTTTCGTCCAGGCTCATTGCCAGTCGAGGGCAAAGCACCGCGTCTGTTCCTCTACCATTCGGCTGAAATGCCCGTAGGAATTGTGACGGAGCGCGTAGATACCGAGCAGGGAATGTTGTTCAGCGCAAAAATCAGCGCCACCAGCCTTGGCAACGACGCTTTGATCATGGCCATGGACGGCACCATTGACCAAGTATCCGTTGGGGTAAACCCGACCAAGTTCTCGTACGACGAAGAAGGCACAATGATCATTGAGTCAGCCGACTGGATGGAATTGTCGCTTGTTCCGATTGGCGCTTTTGGCGATGCCGCAAACATCACCAAGGTCGCTGCGAGTATCCACCAAGAGCCAGAAGAAGTAGTGTTAAATGAAGAAGTAGTCCCAGAACAGGAGATAGAACCTATGTCAGAAGTAACCGTTCCAGCAGTTGAGGCAACAATCCCAACCGCACCAATTTTTGCACAAGCCAAAAAAGAATTTGTTTTGCCATCAGCAGGAGAGTTCATGGCCGCTTACCACATCGGTGGCGACACGTTCAAGAACATGAACGCTGCAGTAGCCGAGTACAGCGCATCAAAGCGCACCGCACTTCAAGCAGCTGCAGGTGACGTGCTCACGACCGATACACCTGGTCTTTTGCCAGTTCCTGTACTTGGACCATTGGTTCAAGACCTGAACTTCTTGCGTCCAGTAGTCGATGCTGTAGGCGCACGCGCTTACCCAGACAGCGGACAGTCAAAGACATTTATACGTCCAACAATCACCACGCACACCAGCGTTGCATCACAATCAGAACTTGGTGCAGCATCAGCAACAACCATGGTGATCGCATCCAACTCAATCAGCAAAACCACACTTGCTGGTCAAGTAACGCTGTCAGTTCAGGACATTGACTTCACTTCACCTGCAGCAATGCAGTTGATCTTGAATGACCTCATGGGCGAATACATGATCGCTTCTGACAACCTTGCTGCAGACAACTTGCTCACCGCAGCAACATCGTCAGGCGTTTGGGACGGAACGGTTGCCGACTTGCTTAAGTCTGTTTACGACTCAGCAGTTGACATTTCAACAAACCGCAACTGGACACCAACCCACATGTTCGTAAGCCCAGACGTATGGGGTCAACTTGGACAGCTCGCCGACACAACTGGCCGTCCAGTATTCCCATTCATCGGCGCTGGCCTCACCGGTCAGAACGCACTTGGTGGCGGTCAGGCATCCTCATGGAACGGCAACCCACTCGGCTTGCAGTTGGTAGTTGACAGCAACTTTGCTGCCAAGACCATGATCATCACCCGCGTTGGTCAAGGTGCAGGCGATGCTTACGAGTTCTACGAATCAATCCGTGGCCTCATGAGCGTTGAACAGCCGTCAGTCTTGGGACGCAACATGAGTTTCCATGGCTACGTATCCACGTTCGCCGCGATCTCTGGAATGATCCGCAAGATCACCCAGGCTTAGTCGAGAGCGGGCTAACCGCTCATGGCAACATACACAGTTACTAACAAGTACCTGATTGACAACTTTGCCGTACTGCAACTCCTGACCCCCAGCGAGATTGCAGTCGGCAGTTCAATCACGGTTGCTGGAGTTGACGCAACATTTAACGGCACTTACTCGGTGCGCGCATTGCCACAGTATTTGTTTTTGGGCATTGATACGCAAGGCGACCTGCTTTACGACTATCAGGTGCCGATCGCTGATCAGGTGCTTTACGCTAAGACCGCAAGCGATGTCGAGCGTGTCGCCGCGTCTGGAACTGTTGCGAATGACCCTGTTTGCACTTGGGTGACGGCGGCGCAAGTCATGTCATTTTTGGGCATAACGATTACGAACCCATCAGACGACTATACGTTGCTCACGCAATCTGTGTCGGCTGGAAACCAGTTCTGTTATCGCAGGCGTCAAGAATCGGGCTATATCGACTCCCTAACGACCTCTCCTGGCGGTGACGCAACATTGGGCACTTTGATGTATTGCGCCGCTCTGTGGCGCTCTAGGGGCTCAATAGAGGCAACCTACGCCACCTTTGACGGCATGGGTTCAGCACCACAACAAAGCCTGACCCCGATCGTCAAGCAGCTGCTTGGCATCCCACGTCCAGCGGTTGCCTAATGTCGTACACCGACCTGTTTAACGAAGCAATTGATGATGTCACCGCAACGCTGACCGCTGTGTCTGGGCTCCGTGTAATAAATGACCCAACACGTCTCGTTCCGAACTCGGTCTATTTGGACGCACCAAACTTCACCACGTTTGCTGGCAACGGCAACATCGTGCGCCTCGAGTTCCCGATCAAGGTCATTGGCTCTGGGCCTGCAGGTCTGCCGGTGCTCCGCTCAATCTTAAGCATTGTTGCAAGTGTGCTTAACTCGCCGATCATTGTTATGGCTGGCCGTCCGTCAAGCCTTGAGATCGGTGGCGCGTTGTACCCGTGCTACGACCTTGATTGCGCTATCCAAGCCCAGACCGCATAATCCACAACTACCGAATACAAATCATCTACTATCAGATCAGAACTTAAGGAGCAAACATGCCAGCATCAACTTACCTCTCGAACCCAACAGTCAAAATTGGAACCGCAATCGGCACCATTGTTGACATCA